ATTAATTTCATATTTGTTTTTAAGATTAGTAGTACTATATATTGTTTTTTTTCTTGTTCCATCTTATTTTAGCTCCTTCTCTACCAGATTTCTTGTTATGACAAGACTCGCATAGAGTTTGAAGGTTTTTTGAATCTAATTTTGCACCACCTTGTGTTATAGGAAGTATGTGATCGACGACATATCCTGGTGTTGTTCTGTTTATTGCTAAACAATGTACACATAGTGGATTGTTTTTGATATAATAGTTCCTTAATGTTCTCCATTGTTTTGATTGGTAGAATGTTGTTTTAATCCAACCTCCTGAACTCTGCTTTTTTGCAGCAGAACTCTTTATCCAATGCAGTCTCCTTCCTTTTGGTCTTTGTGGCATTATTATTATTGTTTAAATATTTATATACATCACATCCATTATCTTCTAAATAATCTAATGTCTGACATATAACATCACTAATACATTTCAATTCGTTATCACAACACTTATTCTTTAAAGCATCTCTAACTCTTTGTATATCTATTAAAGGTAATGGACATTTGTCTATTTGTTTTTTCATTTTAATTCTTTTGCTAGGTTAAATATAAAGTTTATACATGTCATTAGTAATATGCATAAAAGCAATTGTGTTTCAATGTTTTCCATAATATAATAATTTATTTTTATTTATTTACTTTTTTTTCCATATTGTTCCTGCTGTTGGGGAATGTACACATGTCCAACCTAATTCTCTCAAATGTTTATGGTATCTATTTAATTTACTCGAATCGTTACCAATAGCATACTCTACTTTTCTGTCATAATAATCAGGGAACTCATTATTAGTATTATTATTAAATTCTTTCGATCTCATCATCCAATTGTTTGCTGCTGCTTTCCAGTTCTTCATTGGTGTTCTACCTCCTACTTTCCAACCATTACTTTCGAAATAGTTAAAGAATTTATTTGCTTCGAGTATATCAGCTTTGTTGCTAACAAAATATTCTATAACATCATTAATGTCTGATGGTTTACCTTTATTATTATTTTTAATATTAGTTTTAATATTATCTGTATCCTTTTGGAAACAGGCCTGATTCTTTTTGGAAACAGCCTGATTCTTTTTGGAAACAGCTGATTCCTTTTGGAAACAGGTATTTTCTTTTATTAAATATATTTTTCTCATGTCTATATTTTTCCCTTTTTCATTATGCATATAAACTACTCTAACGAATAAGTTTTCTTCTAATTGTTTTATCCATTTAGAAATTGTACCTCTAGACACTTTATATAACTCAGCAAAATAACTATTGCTTGCCCAACAAAAGCCCTCCTTGTTGCATAAGGCGGTTATCTCGGCGTATAATAATTTAGATGAAGAAGATATATCAGTAGAATATCTAACTTCAGCTGGTATTATAGCATAATATGATTTTATTTTACTATCCATTATCTTTAACGAATGTGCCGTCAACTATCTTTCCTTTTCTGTCTTTTATTTCATCGAATGCTACTCTTATACATTCTTCTATAGGCATATAGTCATGAAATTCTATTGATGCTAATTCAGCAAGATTAGTTAACACAACTACACAATCACCTATTGCATCTATTACTTCGTTTTTATCTTTGTCAAGTATAGCTTTAGATAATTCTCCAACCTCTTCTTGTAACTTAAGACATTGTGTTTTAGAGTCTCCTTTTTCATAAATACCTCTAAATTTTGCCCAATTTCTAATGTAATTAAATTCCTTCATAATTAATGTTTTTTAGTTTTTATATGTATATTAAATGAAATAAATGCAAAGTGTATTGATATAATGTTTTCATCATATCTCGTAAAAGTTAAATCAGTTTTATAATAATCTAAACCAAATAAAAAGCTATAATTTAAATCTATTGTAAATTTCATTATTTATTTCTATTTAGTTGTTTAAAATATATATGTAAATTAGAAGCAAAGTGAAAATACCATCCTGTATGTATTTGTAATTTATTTGCTATTAATAATTGTAATTTAGAAAAACAATATTGATCGTTGCAAAAACCAAACCATAAATCGTTTGAACGCATAATTGCTGTCATACATAGTTTGTTTTCTATAATCTGAAATTGTAAATTGAGTGTACATGGAGTATCCTTAGAGTATGTGTTTATTTCTTTTCCGTCATATAAAGTTATAACAGCTCTTCTTGAATTGTTATCCTCATTAAGTATATTAATTACCTTATCTAATTGGTCTTCTCTTCTCCATTGCCATCCATAATTTGAACGTGCTTCTCCATTTTCATCAGCATAATTTCCCCACATTTTTGCTTTTTGTTCAATGAACTTTACTGAAGGATCAGCCGATTCATACCATTCCCATTCTGCATTAGCATAATCAATATTAAATTTTCTATATTTTGTTTTAATAACATTCCATTGTGGATTACTTATATAAAAACCTTGATTAAATAATGCTCTTGTATTTTGAAACATTTTTCCTTCTCTAGATATTTTATCGTAGTAATATTCGAATGCTACTGTTGGCGATATAAATGTTCTCATGGGTAAAATAATGTTGGTGCTTTATTAAGTGTTGGTCTATTATGTTTTGTAAGTGTTTTACATTTTTTATTTACTATATTATGTAATTTTTTGTCGAAAGTTTCTATATTCCACATGTGTTTTAATATTGCTTTAGATTGTTTTTCTGCATATTGCTTTAATTCATTTTCATTTAAGTTCTCAATATTTATATTATCTAATCCTAAAGCATCACAATCATTTTCACAAGAATAAAGTATAGACTTATGAATAGCAGCGTAAATCCACCTAACCCTAAACCAACCAGAACCAGAGTGAGGATATTCTGGGCATAAGATGCTCCAGTATTTTCCACATTCTTCAAATACATGTTTTTCTGTTTTAAGTTGAGGTGCTTCTTTAATACTTTTTGCTCCAAAATAATCTACATCCCATTTTAATTTATTCCTCTTTACCCAACTTCTATGATCTACTAAAGAAGCTAACATGTGTTTTCTTTTCTTTTCCTGTTTTTCAACATTTAATGGTATTAACCAATTAGATAATACATAAGGTGTCAAATCTAAGTTATAAATGTTTTTTGATTTTATAATATTCCTAACGATTGCTTTATCTCCCCAATCGAATGCTGGTATTAATGCATCATATAATCCATTTGTAATATTACTTATAACCTTATGGGCTTTGTCTATATCGAAATTAATATTATCAACTCCTCCATAAAAGTGTCTCCCATCACTCCATTTTTTCACTATAGTTTTTATTAAAATATCTTTATCGAGCATTTTAGTAAAAGAATCAATAGTGCCTTTTATTTTCCAATCTTCATGAAATATTAAAACATTTTCTACTTCTTGTATAGCATATAACGCATTAAATATTTCTCCTGAATAATTGTTAGAACCAAATTGCCCTAAACCTACTATAGCTAATCCATAGTCTGATAAATTATCACCCCATTTAACCTTTCTTCTATCAACCTCATATCCTTGTTTTCTTAATGAATTACATATAATACTGCTATCATCTATTCTTTTTACTCTAGCTCTTTTGTAAGCATTATCATCTGTTTGTTTTGCTGTGCAACCCGTAAATAGTATTCTCATAATTCTTCTTTTTTATTATTAATATAATCGTTAAGTGATCCTAAATATGCTACTGCATCTAATAAGTTATCTTCTCTATAATTATATGAGTGACGAGAAAGCTTTAAAGCAACTAAAGCTATATATATATCTTCAGCACAGAATTTTTTTCCACTCATTCCACTTGCAATTTTCGCAGCTCTTTCCATGCCTTCTCCAAATGGTCCATATTTTCTTTCCTTTTCTTCAGACCTTTTGTTTATTATCTCGTTTGCTTTTTCTAATATATTCATATTAATCTTTATCGTAGTTTTCGTTTTCTATTCTTCTTTTAAATTCTTCGAAATATCTCATTCCTAATATATGTGAATCTGTTGGACAAAACCATCTCCATGGCTTGTCTGATTTTACTCTAAAAAACAAGAATGCTGCACATTTTTCTGATGGAAATTTTTTCATCTTAACAAATGCCATACTTTCTGATGCTATTTGTATATCTTCGACATGAAACGATTCACTGTAATTTGGTCTCATTGAAAATCCTTTAGCTATTCTTTCAGCATATTCTCGCAATTCTTGTTTGTGTTCTTTTGTCATATTATTTTTTCTGCTTTTAACATTTTTATAATTTCATAAAAATCTTTCTTTTTAAATATCACTAATTCTTCTTCATTATTCTTTTTCCACATTATAATATTATAAAAACCTTTAGTTAGTTTTTTAATTATTCTTTTTGGTTGAGCATCTTTTCTAATAGGTATATAATCACATTTATCCATATCTTTTAGAACTTTGTGAAAGTTTGGTGATCTTTCCCATGCTTTTAATTGGAATCTAAATGGATCAGTATGAAGCAAATCGATTTTAAAATAGTCCATCATTTTACTTCCGAACCTTGATGTTATGCAATTTTCATAACCTAATTCTCGCATTTCTCTAGCGATTTTTACTTCGTAGTTATTTCCTTTTTTTCTTGAGTTTATCATAATCAATGTAGTTAAAGTTTGACAATTTTTCTGAGTATACAACTTGATTGTTTTCTTTGTTTTTTATAAATGCGTATCCATCAACGTATCCAATTCTTTTAGTTTGTTCAATAAATTTTAAACATTCACTCACTGTCTCTCTTTCTGCATTAACTTGGAATGTACCAGATTCTACCAATACGTCATACATTATATAAATATTTGAGTAAAAATTAATAAAATAAATAAAGCTATAAAGAAGCTAAATAGCACATCTTCGTATTCAATTTTGTTTTTCATAATCTCTCGTATTTTGAATTATATCCATATAATTTATTTAATAAACTAAAGCAAGATTCTTTAATGAAACCAGTTGTTTCTGAATCCCATACTCCAACAGGGTTTAGCTCTTCGTAACAATAATCAGCTGTCTTGTGCAACATAAATAATACTTCATTAATAGAATCTTCTTTTAGTTTTTTATCTAGATTTCTAAGCAATTTGTTTTTACACATCTTTCTTCTTCTATTTAATCTTTTCTTTAAATCGAAAAAATCATTTTCTAATATAGTTTCTTTTTCTTTAAAATGCTTTTTCATAATCTTTAGCCCAATAAGGTACATCTAAATCGAATACCTCACTTTGTTCTCTCCATTCGTATCCAACACTTGATCCATCCCATTCTTTAAACTCATTTATTAGTCTTCTCAAATGGAATCTACCGCTCGTTACAAAATCATCAGTTGCCTTCATAACAGAAACGTGAAATGGTGATTTCTTTTCAACAGCTATAATAAAATAATCTACATTCTTATTTACTTTCTTTTTTAAAGCTTCCATATATATAGCAGCTTGTAAATTATAATGAAAGTTATATGCAGTCTTTTCAAAGTTTCTTGGTGAAGCATCTTGGCATGTTTTAACATCTACTATATGTGTTTTGCAATATGCATCAACAAAACCTCTAATAGGTATTCCTTCGATTTTATCTTCAACCAATTTCTCAAAATGATTACAACTTTTAATTAATAATTGAGAAGTTGGATGTTGTTTAACTGCATCAGCAATTCTATTAGCTTCTTCAAATTCAGATGTTTTTATTATATCTCTTTTGTCTCCATACTTTTCAACAAAATCTGTCCATTCTTTTCCTGATCTTCTCGCTCCTTTATATATTGCATACTTCTTTGGAAACATGTGAGGTTCTAATATAAGTAAATGAATTAGTGAACCCATTCTCATAGCTACTGTGGATTCTAATGTTCTTTCTTTGTACGCCAAAAATTCTTTTGGTGATTTTGCAAAAGCCTTTAAAGAACTATAGCTTAACGGCGTGAATTTCTCTTTATTGCTCATAATTAAAATGGTAAGTCATTAGCATTATCAGCATCAAAAGGATCTTCACCCTCATACAAAGCATTTAAGTTTATAGGTGTGCTAGAATACATATCAGCAATCTCTTTGGGCACATCTTTGTGTGGATATGGATTAACATTATATTCTGTATTCATGTCCTCACCCGTTCTCGTAATTTTCAAGTCATAACCTAAAGGACTTCCCCAAGCTTTGTCATTAACTAAGTTTGCAATTGCTTTTAAAATTGTTTTCTGAGTAAATTCCCAAATGCATATACATTGATTGTCATAAGAATAAACCACTAAAGCCCAAAACTCTCTAAAGTTCCCATCCATATTTTGATGTTTCTTAGATTCTTTAATATTTTTAACTCTAACTGGTGATTTATCTTTCCAAGCCATATAACCGATTATTGGTTTTGATAATATTCTAATAAGATTATCTCCTTGCTTGATTCTTAGATACTTTGATGAGGTATCTGACTCTTGCGGCGTGTAGCCATTAGGTAAAAAGCCCATAACGTTTTGTTTTTCAATTAATAATGGTGCAAATATTACTATTATTATTAAAACAAAAAAATTATAGGCAAGTAAGATATTAACACTGCATTGTTAATTCTCAAAAAAAGAAAGGCAGAGAGGGAGCACTCCCAATCCAGCAAGTACTAAGTTAAAAACGTTAACTCCGTTACTGTTCATATCATTTATCGCAGCCATCACTAATACTCCTCCAACACTCCTTTTAGCGCTCCATCTCCTTAACTTTCCTTTAGTTTTGAATATCTCTGTTAAATCAAATTTTTGTAATATGCTAAACAGAGTTTCTTTCATTTTTTCTTTTTCTTTTTATCATCAACTTTATCACCTTGTACAACCCAAGCTAATAAGTCATCTAAATACCCAAACACTTTTGTAGCTTTGCTTGTAGGATATAGAGCAAAAACAACTCTAAGAAAAGCAAAAAATGCTATTAATAATTCAATCCAATTTTCTTTTAATACTTCCATTTGTAATTTATTTAAGTTTATAAAAATTAATAAAGCCAAATTCTATCTTGACTTTTGCTATAATCAACATCAACATGAATAAAATCTTTGCCAATGCCAATTCTATTAAATCTTGCTTTTATTAAAGCATTCAATATAATACTTCTACTATTATTATCTTTTACATAAATATCTGCAGCCAATCCTTTACAGTGAGAGCTTGTTGGTTTTCCACCAACTTTTCTATTGTGCATTCTTGATCTATAACCTGAAGTTATTTTAAAAGGAATTCCTGCAATTGTTCTTGCAAAGTCTAATCTTTTTAATAATTCTTCTTCCATTTTCTTATATGAAAGTGGTTCATCAGGAGAATTAAATTCCTCATATTTAAACCATTGCAAAAAAATCTTTCTATCTTTTATTATTGCCATCTTTTAACATTTTATATATTTGTAATGATGTCCAAATTATAGCCACTAAATATGAAACAATTCTGAACATTGCCTCAACCTCAACTAAACTAACCATCACTGCATTTATATTCAACATTATTGTTGGCATACAATTTAATATTTTTTCTTTTATAATCATCATGCTAAGTCACCCATTAAAAACCAAATATTTGCTGCTAGTTTTATTAATCTTGCATAGCCATATTGTGGGCTAACATCTCTATTATTTCCAGCACTAATTAAGGTAACACCAGAAGCTGGTGATATTGTTGGAACTCCCGCTCCTTGTCTTCCCATTAATATATGAGTTCCAATTGGAATAGCTACAGTTGAATTATTGGGTATTGTTATTGTTTGTGCTGAAGCTCTATTAAGTCGTTGGAATGTGTTAGCATCTGACAAAGCAAAAGTTTTAGTTGATGCAGTAACTCCAACAATTGTGTCTGCTCTTCCTTTTATTATATTACCAACCTCAACTTTTTTACTTGCTGCACTTCCACCTGGATCATCAACTAACAATAGTAAATCTGTTGATATTGGTGTTGATTCTTCGCTTAAAGCTGTTATTTTTACGTCTGCCATAATTTAAAAATTTAATTCGCTTACTAAATTATTACTGTCTTCATTTATTATATTATTTCCATCTTCATATATAATACTATATACGTCTTGAAAACCTATTTTTGTTAAGTTAAGTCCAATTTTCCATTCAACACTTTCAGAAGCTTCTCCCGTAACTGAAACTTTTATGGATTGATTTGTTGAATCTGGTTCGATTGACAAACTAACACTTCCACTAATTCCACTATCTGCATTTTTTGTTTCTGATGTTGTGCCTACTAAAGAAATTGTTTTATCTATATTCTTAATACATCCAAATTGTTCCAAAGCTATAACATCTCCTTTGTTACTTCCTGTTGTTATTACTCCAACTGCATAAGCTTTAAAATTAGCTACTTGATTGTTACGTAATTCTAATCTTTTATTCTCAACACCGTCAATATATGTTTCTGTTTTAGTGTTATTTGTTGTTGATGCTTTGTAATTATTATTATAATTAGATGCTTTATTTACATTCGCCAAGGTGTTTTTTAGTGTCGCTGGGATGCTTATTGGAGGAGGTTGATTAATCTTATCTGTGTTGTTTGTTAATGTTATTGTCGAACTAACTTCAGCTATTTCAAACCATTGTCCCTCCCATATTTCTTCTTTAGCATTAAGTGTTCCTCCTAACATTACCCAACCAACACCATCGTAAACTAATCTATCGTAAAAATCCATGTCAGCTTTAATACTACCATTTAATTTTTGTGTTGGCGTTGTTCTTATTTTAGCTATTTCCGTTATTTGCAAATTAATTATTTCATAAGCTGTTCCGCTTCCATTTATTTTCCAACTTTCAGAATCAACCCAATCTCCTGATGTGTCTTTTACTTGCAATTTCCCAAATGCCATACTGTCTTTATTATCACCAATTAAAGATTGAGGTACTTCTATATATATACTATTATCTGCTGCACTTGAATTCCAAGAATAGTAACTTGTATTAATTGGATCTGGTTGTGGTATTCCATCAAATTCGAAAGATAGTTCAATGTTGTTAAAATCGTAGTCAACACTAACGTCATTAAATATACCTCCACCTAAAGGAAAGCTATTGTCATCTTCATCGCTCCAAGTTCCTAAGTCCATTGAGAAAAATATATTTTCAGGTTTTATTGGACAATCATCAGTTAAAATATCAAAAGTAAAAGGAACGTATTGTGTTCCAGGACCAATATCAAATTCTTCTATAGTTATAAAAGTTGCCGTACCATTATCTTCCCAAGAAGTTTTATTATTTTTATCTCTTTGGTTTTTGTTATATTTCCAATTGCCATTTCCATCGTTTATATATAAAAGACCTTGCAACGAAAATGTAACATCTGGCATTGGTTGATCTTCGTCAGAGTTGTAAATTATTAATTCGCCACTTCCTTTTAAACGCAATCTAATATTACTTGAAAGAGATAAATTGTTCGACATTTCAAATCCATTAAACTGGTTTTGAGCAGATAATTTATAATTGTCTTGTATAGGAATTATATTTCTACTATTTGTTCTATCGAATTCTCTTGTTATATTTATAAAATCAGGAAAGTACGATCGATTCATTGAAGCTATAGTGGCAACTGTGCTTTGGTTAACTGTCTTATTTATAGATAAAGCTGTTGTTGATGGATTTGTAAATTCGTATGGATAACTTGTTGCTAAGTCATAAGTTCTCTCTGAGAAAGATGTACCAGTATATTGATTAACATTATATAGTCTCCATTTGCCATCAGCTAAAAAGAATCTAGCATTGAATATCAAGCAAATTTGTTCTAAAACCTCGTAATAGGTTAAACCTTCGTTGAATTTATTTGGAGAATCTGCCCATTTTATAAATGCTTTGTGACTCATCCTTGTTACGTCTAATGGATCAAGCGAAGTTGCAGGAGTTCCACTATGCATATTATCTTCATAATAATTAACAGCTGTGGAAAATATATCTGTTGTGTGCAAAGTTCCTCCTTGTATTATAAACAATCCATTGAAAATTCTTGACAAATGTTTCAACATTGTTTCATATCCTTTGTCATCAAAATAAGCTATAGGGAATTGTCCTTCATAATCAACTTGAGGATTTCCATAAGTAAAGTCTTTTAGAAAACCAATTCCATCCACTGCAGTTAACTGAACTTCTGTTGGAAAAGATTCATCCGTTGTTTGACCTAAGTCTGCTAATATTGGTCCACTCCAATAATAGTTAAATGAACCTCCTTTATATATGTATATATAAAACCTTTTCTCACTCGAACTTATTATATCATCTATAACGTCCATGAATGTTTGATCTTCAACAGCACAGTTTACTTTAACCTCTGATGGAATTATTGCACTAAATACATCGTTATCAGTTCCTTGATATGTTAAAACAAAACCTGATCCGTAAGTATTGAATGTTGCTGGTGAACTTGCTGAGCTTTCGTTGTCATAAATGTCTATTCTCCATTGTGTTCCAGATTCACTAAAAAAATCGTTTCTGTAAACTACTGCAGGCATTATGCTCCAACTCTATTTAGGTTATTAATTGTTCTATTGTTGCTTAAGTGAATATCATTTCCACTTATTACTCCTTGTACTTGTACTTGCTGTGCTGTGCCTTGTCCCATAAATGATTCTAATTTGCTTAATGGAAATATAACCTCTGGTCCAGCTTCACCTACTAATCCCATTGTTGGACCAGTAACGATACCTCCTTCAGCGAATGCTGTAATACTATTAAACGCAGTTTTTACCATTCCTAATGCTGCACCAATTAAAGCTGGTAAAGCTATCATTCCAAGTGGTCCTAAACTTGAAGCGTTTGCAGTTGCTGTTTTAATAGCTAATGCAGATACTTCTGCCCATACTACGTCAAGGAATTGTTTACCAGCTGCTTTTGAAGCTTCTCCAAATTCTTTAAAACTTTCAGCTCCCATAGCTAATTCATGACCAATAGAATTTGCTGTTTCTTGCATTGTCATTAATATCCTTTCAGCAACTAATCCTTTTTCAATTATTTGGTCAAGTCCCATTCCCATAACATCTAAACCACCATCACCTCCTCCTGTGTCAAGGTTAGGTTGTGATAATTGACCAGGTGGTGTTATTGCTTTTCCACCAATCGCAAAATTACTCATCGCTAATGGTTTAACATTAGTTACTGTGGAAATTTTTCTCACTTGTGTTTCTACTTTCGCTAAAGCTTCAGCTGCTTTTGTTGCTTCTTTCTCTGTGTTAATTAGTCCATCTAAATAATTTATCAACTGTTGCTGTGCATCAATATCAGCAACGAGAAACAGTGACTCATCTTCTTCTTTTTTCGATCTAAATATTCCCCAATCGTCAACTTGATCTTCATACTGTTTTTGAAATTTGTCTAAGTCTTTTATTGCTTTATTGTAAACCTCTTGCAATGCCATTCCTCCAGCAATATCTTGATCTGCGAATGATTTGAATGCTACTGCTTGAAATTGTTTTTGCTCTTCTAACCAGTTTCTTCTTGCTTCTCCAAGTTGAAAACCAAATTTAACTTTTTCTTGGAATGCACCTAATAAAGTAGTCATTCCATCAATAGCTTTTTTCAATATTCCAGGAGAATCAGATATGGATAAAATAAAACCTTCCCAAGCAGAAGATAACTTTGTGACACTTCCTGAAAGATTGTCTAATTGAGTTTCTGCCATTTCTCCTGCAGCTCCGCTAGCATCTTCTAAAGCAACAGTTAAGTCATTTACTTTCATTGTGTTATCTGCTAAGACAGTGGCAACAACTGCTCCTCTCTTTCCAAATAACTCCATTGCAACTTTATTTTTATCAGTTGCTGTGGCTATCATATTCATAGCATCTTCGAAACTCATTCCAGATTTTGATAATTCTAAGAATATATTCCTTAGTGCAGTACCAGCTGAAGAAGCGTCTACACCAGCATCTGTTATTGTTCCAAGCATTGCTGTTGTTTCTTCAATAGATACTCCAGCACTTGCTGCAACTGGTGCTACATTACCCATAGCTACTGAAAATTTTTCAATATCTAATGAACTAATAGAGAAACTTTTTGCCATTACATCAGTGACTCTAGTAGCTTCTGATGCATCTAATCCAAATGCTCTAATTGTTGAACCAGTTATTGTAGCTGCATTCGCTAAATCAGTATCTGCTGCGGCTGCTAAGTCAAGTGTTGCTTTAGTTGCATTCTGTATTTCACCAACACTAAAACCAAGTTTTGCAAACTCAGTTTGTAGGCTTGCAACTTCACTCGCTGTGAAAGCAGTTGTTGAACCTAATTTTTTGGCTGTGTCAGATAATGCATTCATTGCACCTACTGTACCTTTATCTCCAAGAACTGCTTGTAATTTACTATTAGCTTTTTCAAAATCTTTCATTGTGAGAACTGCACTTCTAACTGCTGCTGCAAAAGCAACTCCAAATGCTATCTTAGCTGCGTTAGCAAATTTGCTAAACTTCTTTGAAACATTTTCAGTTACCTTATTTACATTAGCCATTTTAGAACTAAACTCCTTAATGTTTGCTCCTACTTTTACTAATAATGATGTTAAATTTTGAGGCATTTATATTTTATTTTTCAATAATATTTGTTTTAATTCTTGCACTGTTGGTGCTTTCTTTTTATTATCTTTTTTGTCCCAATCAAATTTAATCAAATCAGTTGGTTTCAATTTCTTACCTTTCTTTGTGTGTGGTTGAAGTAAATTAGCTGTTTGCCATCTACATCTTTCCCACTCCATTCTCTCTTTATGTTTTCTTAATTCTAAGAAACCATTTAATTTGAGATTATATTCTTTAGGCGTCATATCCCAGAATTCATCTGGTGTAATATTAAGCCAACCATAAGCAATCTCTTGTACTCTATCCCAGTTAAATGGAATTGACTTTCCTTTGCTTTTTATTTTTTTTTACTTTGACCCATCATCTTAGAAAATACTTCTAAAACTCTAACTAAAGCATTAGAGTCTTCATCAAGTAAATCTCCCACATCGTCTTTTGTCAAAATAAAATTATTCTTAGAAACTCTTGCTCCATCTTTCAATCCTGCGTAAACTAAGTCAATAGCTATTCTTACTGGAACGTTATCTCCATACTTCGATATAGAGCTAACAGATTGTCCACTTTCCTTTTCGAAAATTGCAAGGGCATTGAACCCATATCGTATAGGTAAACTCTGCCCTGCAATTTCAACTTTTTCAAATTTTGCCATCTATTAAGATATTGTTGCTTTAGTTAAAGCTCCCGTTCCTTCAAAAGAAACTGAATAAGTTAAGTTGTCTTCAACACCTGAACTTTGTTCTACTGAAGATATGTAAGCTGCACCAGAGTATTCAGCATCTCCTGAGTTACCAGTGAAACCTCCTGTTGCTGCGTTATAAGCTCCAATAGTAAACTTAACATACACTTTTGTTCTGCTATTAAGTAAATCTACAAGTGTCGCTGTGTTGTCTGAATCAGTAACTGTTGAATAAGTTACGAATCCATCTGCACTTAAACTCCAAGACTTTTGAGCTTCTAAAATTTCTCTCCATCCTGCGCTTTGTTTGTTTGATATATCTCTAACATCCATTGACATTGAAAGGTTCGCAGTAGTTAAGAACATTGCTGTGTCATAACTTGAACCACTGTCTTCAGATAATTGAAGAAATACATCACTTCCGTTTATTGGTGTGGTATTTACTGCCATGATTATTTATTTTTTTTATTATTACTATTATTATTAACTAACAAATCTTTTAATTGACTTGCTTTATTTTTGCTTACAATTATTTCACTTCCAGCACAGATAACTATATCGTGCCTTAGTTTATAATCTTTTGCTAATTTAATCTTTTTCATATTATTATTAATTTAATTCTATTCTAAAAACGTATGTCTGCGTTAGGTTATATAAACCATCTTCAAATTTTCCATAACTATCTAATTCTCCTGTAAATTGAACGCTTTGAATTTTCACACCATTAGCTGTTCCTGAATATCTATCTAAAGCTGTTCTTGCTTTTGCTGATAAATCTTCAACAACAGAATATGTTTCAGCTATAAATTCTATTTCCACCATAATTTCATCAAGCAAACTAACTCCATTCTTTGTGTCAGAAGGAGTATTGTCTGATGTCCTATATATAATAGCTGGTAAATTAACTGTTTGTCCAACTATTAAAGGAGATATATTGGTTGTAATAGAACTCACTGGAGAATTATTACTTAATATATTATATATGGCTTTTCCAACTTTACTCATGCTGCTTTTAAATTTCTTTGATGTCTTTTAAACGCTTGTTCAATTTTCTTTCTTGTTGGTCTAACGAAACCATCATACCATTGTCTTAAAGCTAATTTAACTCTTGGTGTATTAGCAAATGGTTTTGCTTTTATTTTTATATTTTTACCTCTTCCTGCTCTGTCAACTCCATATTCATACCAATGAGCGAACCAACCTCCAGTATTTGCAAATTTATATTTTCCTTTTACTCTTGGTCCAACGTAAAAACCAGCCCAGTTGTCTGGTCCCCAAGTCGAGCCACTTCTATTTGCTCTTGTTCTAAATATTCTTATTGAATCTACTAACTGTTGTTTTGATGTTGTTGCATAATCTGCTCCATCTCTTCTAACAACAAATCCAGTTCCAGAAGTTGGGTGTTGTTGTACACCTCCTATTTGTGCTTTTTGTATTAATGGTAAACCTTTACGCATGTAGATCATCAAGTCTTTTTTAACTTGACTTTGGTTTGATAATTCATTGAACATTTTCATTAATGAATCCATACCAATCATTTTAACTGTAAGATTTGGTTTTGCCATTATTCAAATAGTTTTGTTTTAATTTCTAATCCAACACCTCTTCCTATTTCACTTATTCCTTGAATCAAATATGTTTTACTATCATACACGATTCTCATTTGAGGTGTTACATCATCTCTGTATCTTATAAAAAAATGAATATTTGAAATTGCTTTTAGTTGGTCATTCTCAAATTTTTCCATTTCATTCTTGTAAACTATTCTTGCCCAAACATTAGCTAATGTAGAAAATGTTTGTATTTTTTGTCCGTAACTATCTGCGGCTGTTGATACTGTTTGTATCGTTATTTTTCTATCTAATTTTCCAAAGTTCATTAGTAAACTATTCTATAAGGTTCTAATAACCATTCACTAGCTTTAGGCATTAGTGATGGGTTTCCAAATACTACATCTTGTCTGTTTTCAAACAAGTGTCCTATGATCATTAAAATTGCTTGCCTTATCGACATTGGTACGTCAGATGAAGAACTACCATAACCACTAACGTAATTTATTTGAACTGCATCTGTTCTGTCATATACTTCTGGTGTGTTTGAATCGTCACCATAATAAACTAAACAAGGTTCAGCGTCTAAATTTACATTGTAATTATCTGCACTCCAAGTTGTTAATGCATTAGAGTCATTATAATACTTTACACTAGAGAGTGAATTAATTCTGCCACCATATAATCTTATTTCCATATCGGGAAAGTAGCTTAAATGCATTCTAAGTGTTGTATTTATGAAATAACTATTAGTATAATTTTGAGCCATTTGAGTTGCTGCAGTGATGAGGTTCGTTATATAAGTATCTTCATCAGAAGTTGTTACTCTTAAATGATCTTTAGCTTCGCTCTGAGCTATTGGATTACTTGCTGCAGCAGTTACTACTTTTAAACTTTTTACTGGTGATTTTGAAACTATACTCATAATTAAATGTTGTTATTGATGTCCACATGTTTTAAAAAAAAGGGAAGGACTTTCCTTCCCTTTATAATTAAATCAACTACTAAAATTTAAGACCTTCAATTTTTGCGAAAGAAGTTCCTCGTCTAGTTAAGCAATCGTAATATCCGTTTATAACGATTTTAATTTGACCAGAAGCTGCTAACGTATAAGGATCTATAGTTACGTCGTTTGCAGAACCAAAGGATGCAATTACTAAATCACTCCAAGCTCCAAATAAAACTTGACTTTGTTGATTAGTATCAAAAGTATCTAAACAATTTGTCGTTGCTCTTGCAGACAAACCATTGATTTCGTTATTCATCCATATTGGCATTCCAGAAGCGTAACCTGCAGAAGCATCTCCTCCAGCAACCGCTAAAACTGATTTAAGTTTTCCTCTTAATTTAGGAGTTGTAATGTAAGCCATACGACCACCTGCATTTGAGTTAGCTACTAAAGATTCCATTTCTAAAAGTTTGCCATAGTATAATGTTGAATCATTTGATTCGTTAACTGTGTTAATACCAGAAGCACTAGCTACTCCAGTTGGTTGACCTGAAGAACCAGAACCGTTAAGTGCTGCATATTCTATTTTAGCCGCTACTGCAGCGTTTAAGTCATCCATAATAGCTCTTTCAACAGAAGCATTTTGGTGTAACAAAGCTTTTGAAAGTGCCATTGTTGCAGTCAATCTTTTTGGCTGTAATGTTGCACCTCCTACAGCAGTTTGAGCATCATCAGAAGGAGCAGCAGTTTCAGTTACGAAAGATGCTGTTGTTCCGCTTAACACTGGTAAGTTAACATCACTTGAAAGACCAGAATAAAAAGTTGCTAAATCTCCTAAAACCATTTGTGCTTGAAGAGTTTGCAAATATTCTCCAACTTCTGTTTCAACAAATTCTGCTGCATTTGAAGTTGTTTGTGGTCCAGTGTCTGCTCTTTTTTCAGACATTAAAGCGTGAGGAATTCCTAATCCTGTAATAACATTGCTACGACAAGCTTCATCATGCATTTCTTTTTCACAACCTTCAAGATTACTATTCATGTAACCTTTAACAGCTTTAAAGAAAGAGTATTGCTTGAATTCTTTAGGCTTTTCTGTTTTTAATTGAGAACCAGATATCATTGCAGCTCTTTTCAAATTAGCTTCAACTTTTTCTGCTCTCTCTATCTTAGTATCAAGGTTTTTTACATCATCTAATAATGTATCAACTTCTTGATTCTCTGCTTCGTTTAAGTCTCGAGTTTCAGCTTCAGCAATATTTTTAATTGCTTCAAGTTCCGAAATCTTATCTCCACGAAGTTCTTTAAGTTCAATCGAGTTTTTCATTTCAAAAATTATTATTTATTTATTTATTATTAATTTTAGCTAAGTTTATTTTTAAACTTAACAGACTTCTACTTATTAAATCTTTTTCTTCTTTTTTAGTTTCTTCTTTCTCTTTAAAAAAGTTATATTTTCTTTTAGCAACAACTAAATCGTTTGTTTGCTCGTAAGCTGGAAAAGAAACTGGAGAAACATCAAACAATCTTGATACTTTTTTAATTTCTCTTATAGTTCCTTTAGAATCATTTCTCCATTCTTCGTCTTCTATAATAAAACCAAATGAACTCTGGTTAATTATTCCAGATTGTACTAATGAATATAAATCTCTTCCTAAAGAAGTGTCAGGCACTTCAAATTTATAGTATAATCCTTTGTCGTCTTCTTTTATTTCAGCTGTTTTGTTAGCTGTTCTTGCAAGTATCTGATTGGGGTCATGATTAAATAATACGCGAACATCATCGTTAAGAACATCAGTAAAAGCACTTGGAGCAATATACTCACGGAAATTACCAATAGTTGTTTCTTCATTGAATAAGGCTGCGTGTCCTTCAATATATTTTTTACCATCTTTTTCATCTGCTCTTGTATCTATTTTAACAAATGAACGTCTTTCAAAATTATCTTTATTCTGCTTCATTTTCTTGTTTATTTTCTTTTGCTAGTCCCATATTTAAAGGCATCCAATGTTCATCGCCATTTGGAATTGAATTCATATTTTCTTTGCGTCTTACTTCATTAATACTCATCCATCCCCAATTAATTGCTTTAGCATATAAATCTGCTCTTGTTTTTGCATCTCCTCTAAGAAGACCAGCTGTATTAAATTGTACGTACAATCTATTTTTGTCTTTAACTTTAAATATTTTTCTATTAAATTCTTGTTCTAATCTTACCAAATATGGCATTAAAGTATATTGAACAAATTCAAGAGATTGCATTTCTATATTATTAAAACTAGATCTACTTAAGTCTTGAATTAAATGAGGAGGTACTCTATACCATCTCGCTATTTCAGCAATTGAAAATTGTCTTGATGCTAAGAACTGAGCTGCTTCATTTGAAATACTAATTGGCTTAAAATCTAAATCATCTTCTAATACAGCTACCTTATTAGACTTATTAATTCCGCCGTGATTATTCAACCAAGAATTTTTTAATCTCTCTGCAGATTCAGTTGTTAAACTTTTAGATGTTTTTAATACTCCAGATGGCATTGCTCCATTACCGAAAAATGTATTACCATAAGTTTGCAATGCTAATCCCCAACCTATGCTTTCAGCAGCATATTCAACTGGGCTTAATCCTACTAAACCATCTTGTGTTAAGTTCTTTACGTGTATCATGTTTTCAGAACTAATTGGTTCACTATATCCTTTGACTTTATAATACATAAAGCCATTGTCTTGGATTATTTTAACAGTTGTTGGATTAACGCATGTGAATGATGTTACACTCGCATTTCTATCTCTATTTATAATAGCATAACCATTACCATTTAAACACATAGACTTCATAAGATACTCTATAAATGTATATGTTGTATAGTATCTATTAGGTTCTTTGTGTATTAAATTATAAAGTCTGTGGTCATCTCTTAGAATTTTATCTCCATCTGCCATTTTCTCGTAAACTTGAAATGGTAGAGATGCAACACTTTCTGAAAGAACTTTAGTGCAAGCCCAAATGGCTGATAAAGTTAATGCTGTTTCTTCGTCAACTCTTTTTCCAGCGTAATTACCAAAAATATTAGGGAGCACTCCATTATAAGAATCAAGCGCTCCCCTATTTGAAGAATTACGAAAAGGAAAAAGGTTTTTAAGTCTATCTATTAAGCTCAAAATAATATACTTTAATTACTAATATAACAAAATTAATAAAAAATTAAATGGTTTTTGCATGTTTTTTTAAACAAAAAAAAGGAGGCTCCAAATAGGAACCTCCAAGCCTCTCATAAAAGGATAACACACAAACAAAAACGAGAGGCGTATGCTACCTATATTTATATTATTACATAATTTATTAAGTATTTAATAGCTGTAATAATTTCACTTCTAATGAATCTAAATTATCTTCTAAATATTCTTTATTATTATATATAAGAGAACACCTCTTGTTCATCCATTCGTACACATAATGTTCATCATTATATATATGCAATTTATATATCATAGATCTTTTAGGACCATTAGTTGTTTCTTTTCTTAATTGTATTTCCATTTTAGTGTGTTTTATTTTTTTGATTAATAATTTATAGAGTAACTAGTTCTTGTTTCTATGCCTCTTGTTTTTAAAATATCTTTATAAGAATCTGCAGCTTGTAAAACATTGTAATAATGAGTTGTTGAAATTTTTCCTTCTAACAATTGCTTAATTTCAAATTGTCTTGTCTCACTGTTGAATGAAAGGCTTACATCACAATAAGCTTCTAATTGGTGAATTTTTGTGTTTGTTTGATAAACTGTGTTGTTTGAATTTTCCATGATTTTGTTTTTGTTTGTGTTAATAATAGTGTAAATATAAAACCTTTTTTTAAATAAAAAAATTATTTAGCAATTTTTTTTCATTTTTTTTCAGTTTAATCAGTGAAATTATTTACTAACTTGTGACCAACTTGTTTTAATACATAGTTTATTACATCGTTAGAAACATCATCTGTTTCTTCAATAACACGTTCTGTAAATAGCATTTCTACTATTTGTTCTTGAATTTCTTCTACATGAGAAGTTGCTACGTGATCTGCTATAAAGTCTAATGTTTTCATTTTAGTGTGTTTTTGTTTTATAATAATTATTTTACAATTGTGTAATACATTGACCAATTAGATACGGCATAAAACTCATCGCCATTATCTAATAAAACTTTGTTGTTATTTACCATCACGACTTTGGCGTTAATTAACGATTCTTTTCCAAACATAAATTGTTTTAGGTATTTAACTTTTTGACCTTTTTTAATAGTTGTTTCCATTTTAGTGTGTTTTATTTTTTTTGATTAATTATATAGTGTGAATACGGTCATTCCATTTAGTTCCGTTTTTTCTAATAGAATTTCTTTTATTAAAAAATTCCATTGCACTTTCAATATTTGAAAAATTATCTTTCCATAATTGATTATCCGCAAACTCTATTACTGTATAAATTTTAGTAGTTAAATCTAATTCAACTCTTAAATTTTTTGCTGCTGTGATTGCTTGAATGTTTGTGTTTGTTTGATACATTTTATTTGTTTGTGTGTTAATAATAGTGTAAATATAAAACCTTTTTTTAAATAAAAAAATTATTTAGCAGTTTTTTTTCTTTTTTTTTTCAGTTATATCAAGAGGAGATCTTTATCTTCGTAAGCACTATGTTCTCCTTTATTATTAAAATTATCATCCAAGTATATACCTAAAGCCATTATAGAAGCTACAATACCATCTATTCTATTACCTCTTCCAGATTTTTGTTTGTCTGGTTTTACATTACCCGCGGGATCTAATTTAACTTGAACATTGCTCATCATCCATCTTAAAACTGGGTTTCCAGCATGATTCAGTTTTTTATCTAATATCAATCTTTCAAATTCTTTACTTGGTAAACTCATGCTCGCAAAACCTTGTCCAAAAGGAACAACTGGACATCCATCTTCTTGTAAATCTTGAACTAACTGTGTTGCTCCCCATCTGTCATAAGCTAAGTTAACTAAATTATGTTCTTGCAAAATTTCATTCACTTGTTGTCTAATAAACTTATAGTCAATAACATTTCCTTCTGTTGCAGTTATTAATCCTTCTCTAATCCATTTATCATAATCAACACCATCTTTTCTACTTCTCTCTATAGCATTTTCTTTAGGAATCCAAAAGTACGGTTTTATTTCAAATCTTTCTCCATCATCATCAGGAAATAATAATACTAAAGCAGATATATCGATTGATGTTGATAAATCTAAACCTGCCCAACACTTTCTTTTTCCATCAACTCTTAATGGGAACAAATTGCATTCCATCCATTTGTCATCTTTAATCCAAAATGTTTCAGTTTTCGTCCACATATTCAAATGTAAACGCTTAAAAGTATTTTCAAAGCTTGGAGAATTCTCAGCTCTCTTCACCATCTCTCTCAAATAATCTCTTTTAACTGATATGTCAATATTTGGGTTTGCTTTTTCCCATACTTTCTCATCTCTCCAATCATCTTTTTCTTTAGCAGAAAATATAACAGGTAAAAATGTTTCGTCTTTAATTACACCTTTATTTAACTTTAAAGCATATTCATGCATTTGACCACATATTGAATTTTTATCATATCCTGCGGTTGTGATTAATATAGTTAATGGTTGTAACCTAGCTCCTGTTGATGTTGTTAATACATCAAATAGTTCTCTATTAGGTTGAGCATGAAGTTCATCTATCAATATACTATGTGCATTAAAACCATGTTTTGTCCCAGCATCTGCGCTAATAACTCTATAAAAACTATTCTTAAATTTAATAGTGTCTTTATAGATTTCTGAGTTTTTTAACAATGTTACATTTGCTTGAACCATTTGTTTTGCTTGCTCATGTATTATGCCTGCTTGCCTTCTTTCAGCTGCCGCTGCATATATCTCGCCTCCTTGCTCTTTGTCAGCAAATAACATATATAAAGATAAGCCAGCAATCAATGTACTTTTACCATTCTTTCTTGGCACCTCTAAGTAAAGTGTTCTATATTTACGCAATCCATCTTGCTTTCTTTTCCATCCAAATAATTTTCTTAATATATCTTTTTGCCAATCTTCGAGAATAAAGTTTTTTCCAGCCTTTTCTCCTTTAGAGTGTTTTAATGCTTGAATAAACTTAACAACTCTATCAGCTGCAACCTCATCAAAATAGTATTTATCTTCCTTGGCCACGATATTTCTTTCTATAATTTTTAGATGTTTTTAATTTACTTGTTTTACTTTTAGAATGTATGCCCTTGCGCTTTTGTTTTTTCTTTTCTTTGTATGTAAATTCAATTCTCTTTGCCATATCTTAATCTATTAATTCTGCTATAGTATCAATTGGTCCTTCTTTTTGAGAGTTAACTCTTGCTCTTGAAGAAGGTGTGAAACCAAATTCAACTATTAGTGATTTCATTCTATTCATTGCTTTATCCTTTATTATATTTTCTGGTCTTGCTTTATAATTAATATTGCCATTAGAGTCAATCACTTTATATGTCATTCCTTCTTCTTTTATAATATTAATTGCTTTTCTATATTCGCTATATGATTCTGATAGTAATTCTAAAGCTAACTTATCAGCTTCAGTTAATATTCTCATCTCAAACGCTTTTACACCTAAAAACTCAAAAGCTTCTTTAGCAAACTCATCAAAGTACTTTGGCATATTAGGTATGCTAATTGGTAACTTAGGTTCATTAGGATTATTCCTACAATCCTTATATGTACCTATTTGTTTTTTTAACTCTGTTGGTTTTCGTTTTCTACCTTTCATTGCAAATTGCCAATTTTGAACTTAGACACAAAAGAG